AGCGGCAATGGTCAATAACAAAGTTTACGATGCGCCGACGACGACAGAGGAAAGTGTTAACGCGGCATTAAAAGATCCTAAGAACACAAGGAGATCGGTCAGGGATCTAGTACCGGAGTTAACATTTTAAATGGCGAAAAGTAGCAGCGCACTAACAGCGCTTGATAAACAAGTTCTAAATGATGACACGCTAACGATTGCGGATGTCAAACAGTTTATTATTGACGCTAAAAAGAAGCGTGAGGACTATATCAACGTTGCTAGTAGGTCATGGAACGAGATTGAAAAGCGCAACAAAAAGGGCAAGCTTTACGGCGGGAACGATTTAGACCAGCGACGAAGGTGGACTAAATTTCCGCTTTGGTGGTCATGTTGGAAGATTCGGCAGCCGATCACACTAGCGCGGCTTCCTATCCCGGTGCTTAAAGACACTCAGGGCGATGATCCTTATGGCCGCACGGCTTGCGTGGTGGGTGAAAGGCTTACACGCGGGATACTCAAAACCTTTGAGGCTTTACCGGAATTTTCATCAGCTAACGATGATTTCTTAGTGACTAACTTCGGGTGGGGCCGCGTTTTCTATCGGAATGAGGAATGTGTAGAGGATGAGAAGATCCGGCTTCAGGTGGTAGAGCCGCCGCCGATGGAGCCTCAGATGGGGCCGGACGGCCAGCCAATGCAGCAACAACAGCAGATGCCACCTATTTTCGTCACTCCGGACGGTGAGCAAGTAGAGAATCCGTTACAAGATGAGTTTGGGCCGTATATTTTATCAGGCCAGGAAGTCACGATTGATAACGAAGAAGTTTATTTCGAGGCCGGTCTATATTCGGGCCTTTATGTTGACCCAGATGTTACGAAGTGGAACAAGGTCACGCGATTAGCGTTTGAATATCAATACTCATACAGAGAGTTTAAGCAAAAGTTTGGTCAAGCGGCTTTAGATAAGTTAGCGCGTACAGATATCGAGGAGCACCGGACCGGCAAGCCGATAATCTGCTTTGAATATCACGATAAATTCTTGCGTGAAGTAAGGTGGTTTGCTGAAAACTCCGAAGACTTCTTTCAGCCGCTCGGTATGCCGGAGGCCGATCCTGACGATATCCAAGAGGTTGAAGCCGGAGGGTATGACAACTCAGATCTTTACGGGCTATCGGGGTTTTTCCCTTGTGCCGAGCCGTTAGTTATCAATCAATCGACGAAAGACTTTTGGCCAACGCCTGAATATTTCCAGGTGGCCGACATTCTGGATGACATTCATAGCATTGTCGGGCGCATGGTGCTTTTAACAAAAGCCATCCGCGTAAGGTTTCTATTCGATAGCTCGGTGAAAGAGCTTTCCGGCCTAATCGGAGAGACGGGGGAGGGCGGCGGCTTAGGGGTTCCAAACCTAGAGCAAGCATTGATGAACGGGAAAGGCAGCTTAGTTAACTTAGTTGCTTACTTTCCTGTGGAGGAGATGATTAAGGGCCTCCAAAACATGTACACGGCCTTTGAGCAGCGCCTTAACATGTTTTATCAGGTGACGGGCCTATCTGATTTGATTCGCGGCCAAACTTCAGATGTTGAGAAGACGTACGGAGAGCGCCAACTAGAGGGGAAGTTTGCGCTTAATCGGATTGAGCCTTACCAGCGCAAGATTCAGGAGTGGATTAAAGACAACTATCAGCTCCTCATGGAGATGGCGCTTAAGATGTTTAGCGATAAGACTCTTGATGAGTACATCACGCCGCAAACGTTAGACGATGAAGACAAGCAAAGGTATGTCCAGGCGCTTGAGCTTTTGAGGAGCAATAAGCGGCGGCGCTTCCGCGTAGATTTTGAGACTGATTCGACTATCGCAATTAATCAGGAATGGAAGCGCAAACAAGCGATTGACCTAGCGAATGTGCTCACTAAAGCGATGGAGTCAACGGCGAAGGTAGCAGAAACACAGCCGGAACTAGCAGCGACAGAGCTCAGTGTACTAAAGCATTTGATGGGAGAGTTTTCAGACGGCAAGCTTTTTGTTGATGAAATCCAAGATTCTATCCAGCAAGTAATTGACCGGGTATCTCAGCCGAAGCCGCCAGAGCCTAATATAGAGCTAGAAAAGCTTAAGCTTGAGCAGCAAAAGTTAGCGGCTTCCAGCCAGCTTGAGCAGCTTCAAATCCAGTCTAAGAACGCGCTTGAGACGGCGAAGCTGCAGCAACAAGAGAGATTCAGCCAACTTGAGACGCAGCTAGCACATATCAAGATGATGAACGAAAACGGCTTTAAATCTGCAGAGATCCAGCAGAAGGCCGAGAGTTTGCAAGCTGAAATCGCACTAGCACAGCAAGATCTTGTTTTGAAGCGCCAAGAGTTCTTACTAGCAGCGCAAGAGATAGCGAGCAAAGCAGAAGCGAAGCAGCTTGAAATGATGCTAGATGCGCGGGTTGAGCAGCAAAAGAAACAACTCGAAGAGCTTTATTATGGGCTTGAGCGCGAGAAGGTAATGCTTGATGAGAAAGAGAAGTATTTAACAGAAGCGCGATTGCAAGCAGAGCACCAACTGAATGCGCTTACCAGCATGGCCGAGCTTCACAACACGATCAAGGAGGTTAAGCAATCGCCGCCGCCGGTCACGGTACACCTTCAGATGCCAGAAGCGCCGAAAACTCGCAAGAAGCGGAGAGGGCGAATTGTGCGCGACGAATTAGGCAACGCGACACAGATCGAGCTTGAAGAGGAAGAGGGGTAACAGATGGCAGTTCAGAACGTAGCCAATAATCCAATAGGGAATTACCCGGTATTAGTCACTAAGCTTGCTGATTTATCCCAGGTGCAATCAGTCAACGCGATTCTTCCATTTATCAGCAACCAGGACGATGACGGCGCCGGGACGGTATACACGGGCTACGCCTTGCGAGGGGCATCAGATGCAACCGCATCATGGTTCATCATGAAGCAAGTTACGAGCGGCGCTGTAACCACTATTCGCTTTGCTAGTGCGCCGTTTACGATGAATCAAATCTGGGACGATCGGGCTTCACTGACATATACATGACGATAACAATAAACCCATATACCGGATTACCGGACGTTATCGGCACCGGAGGAGTTGGCGCGGCTGGTGAGATCATGGTTGGTAGCGCCCCGCTTACGTCGACGGCATCGGTCGGGTCGGTTGTTTTCGAGGACGCCAACGGGGTTTCTTTCGGCTTAAACGGCCAGACATTAACGGCAAGCATCGGAGTTCTTGGGAGCGTAGCGGCCTCAGCTTCAAACGGGTCATTTACATTCAATACGCTGTCATTCGGCAATCAAGCCGGACTGTCTTTTTGGACATCTGGCGGGTCAATAGTTGGATCGCTTGGGCCGCTAGCGTTTTCAGGGTCGAACGGATCTTCAACCTTTTCAACTATTAGTTTTGGCAACTCTAACGGGGTGTCATTTTACGCTACAAATGGATCGCTAGTAGCGAGTCATAACGCATTAACAAGCCAGAGCAACCAAGCGTTAAGCGGCAGCAACGGAAGCTTTACGTTTCAAACTGCGACGTTTGGCAACACTCATGGGATTTCACATTTTACAAGTAATGGCTCTTTAGTAGCGAGCTATAACCCGCTTTCTATCTCGGCTGTCGGTGGCGGTGCATCGTCAGGCACGTTGTTTTTTTCTAATGCTAATGGCGCTTCGTTTGGAGTGATCGGCGGTACCGCAATGACTCTTTCGTATACGGTGCCATCCGTTACAAATTCATCGTGGACGGTATCGGATGCAGCGGGAGCTTCTGGATCGGTTGCCCGGCTTCATTTTGCTAATGCTAATGGCGTTACATTATCGCTATCAACTGGCGGCGGTGGTAGCCATACGATTGTCGGATCGCACAATGCGCTTACGTCTCAAAGCGTTCAAGCCTTTTCCGCCTTTGGCGGCTCATCGACATTCCAAACGTTAATATTTGCCGATACTAACCAAGTTAGTTTCACAAACACCAACGGCTCAGTCGGAATTGCTTCCATCAAGCTTTCGATGTTCGCCGTCAGTAACACAACTCAAAGCTCAAACGGGACAGCTAACCACACGGCGCTATCTTTCGGCGGAGCTGGCATCGCTTCGGTTGGCGTTACTAACGGGTCGGTGGTGGTTTCTGCTTCGCAATCAAATCAAGCTTTCAGCGCGGCGGGAGGTTCTAGCGCGTTCCAGACTCTAAGCTTCGGCGATAATGTCGGTGTTTCATTCACTAACTCAAACGGTTCGTTAGCAGTTGCTTCGGTCAAGCTCTCGCTTCATGCGGTATCGAATACTACTCAGTCAACTAGCGGTACAGCTAATCACTCTGCAATCTCCTTTGGCGGCGCCGGAATTGCGAGCGTAGGAGTAACCGGCGGGTCAGTAGTAATATCGGTGCCAGCAGGAGCGCCAAGCCCTGTCAACTTTTCAGCCGGAGCAGCAAGCGCAGACCTTGGAAGCGTGGTTTTCTCTGATAGCAACGGCGTGTCATTTGGATTAAACGGGTCAACGATAACCGGGAGTCATAACGGACTAACCTCACAATCGAATCAAGCATTCTCAGCAGCCGGAGGATCGTCGGCGTTTCAAACTCTCAACATCGCCGACACGAACGGTGTCAGCTTCACCAACACAAACGGGTCTCTTGGGGTCGCATCCGTTAAGCTCTCAATGTATGCGGTATCGAACACAACTCAAAGCAGTTCGGGAACGGCTAACCACACAGCGTTAAGCTTTGGCGGTGCCGGGATTGCGTCAGTGGCGGTGACGAATGGATCGGTAGTTTACGAAGTGCCGAAGTTCACGATCCGCGATTTTGAAAACATGCCAAAAGAAACTCTTAACCTAAATTCGAACATGATGAATGCAGCCGTTACTCAGCGGCCTATGTTCACTCCCGTTATAATTCCGGGGTATTTGACGCATAATGTTCTTCAGATCGAAGTGTCTCGCGCTACTTCCGGCAGTAATGCATTTACGGCACAAGCAGCGATTTATTCTTTTGTAAACTCTACTCAAATAGGGCTTATAGGGACGCTCCAAAATGTGTTTTCTAATACAGATACCGGCTCTATTTCAGGCATCCGGCGGTTGCAGATGACGGGGTGGGAAACAGCGGCAACGAACTTAACTCCGGGGCATTATGTAATGATGCTGTACTTTTCAGCTACGGCAACGGCTTCAGCAAACTACTCGATTCGTGGAGCGCTCACAGCGAATCCGCCTGTCGGCGTTATCGGCGGTGGGACAGATGCGGTGACAACCGCAACAAGCGCGCTTGCTACAACGGTAGGTTTCGGCGCGTTTAAAGGTCGCTACACGACAACCACAGCTTCTCCGCCGTCTACGGTTGATTTTGCACATGTTCAAGGATGGACCACATGGGCGAATCCTTACATTTTTCTAGGACTAACGTAATGAAACCTCAAATAATAATCGAAGACCACAAAGGGCATCATAACGGGAGTGACTTTGCAAAGCGGCTTGAGAACGCCAAGCTCTACAAAGACTCCTCCACCATCTGCGTAGTGCCGACACGCGGGGAAATCCCGGCGAAGGTGGTTCAAAACTGGCTCGGCTTAATGACGCCGATGAATCAGAAGTTTACCCGCATTTTCATGATCGGCTTAGAAGTCGGGGAAGCGTACAGCCAGGTGGTTGACGCAATTCTAGCAGACAAAGAACTTTCAAAATGGAAGTACATGTTGACGCTGGAAGAGGACAACATGGTACCGCCAGATGGTCTAATCAAGCTCATAGCTAACATCGGTGATTATGATGCTATCGGCGGCCTTTACTGGACCAAGGGAGAAGACGGCCAGCCGATGTGCTACGGCCGGCCAGATGTGGCGCCGCTTAATTTCATTCCGCAAATCCCAGAGCCGGGAACGCTTACGCCGTGTAATGGCTTAGGTATGGGCTTCACGCTCTTTAAGATCGCAAGCCTTAAAAAGATGCAAGAGAAGTACGGATCGCCACTTTTCAAAACTGTACAGGTGTACGAGCCCGGCAAAGGTTCCCAGGCGTACACTCAAGACCTTTGGCATTTTCAGCGAGGCCGCGAAATGGGCCTTAAGTATGCGTGTGATTCGCGGGTGCTAGTTGGTCACTATGATTTTACTAACGATAGGGTGTGGTAATGGCAAACATAACGTTAACGATTCCAGATGATAAAATGACGCGAGTGATAGATGCGCTTGCATTCAAGTGGAACTATGACGCGGGAAGCGGGATACCTAAAGGCCAGTTTGTAAAGTCTAAGCTCATCGAAGCTATCAAATATTGGGTGATTGAATCGGACCAAGAATCTACTCGGAGAGCAACGGAAACGGAGGTTGCCGGGATAGATATCACATAAAAACAACTGAAAAGGATAGGTAACTATGGCAAGGAAAAGCCAGAAAAAAGAGACGCTAGTTAAATTGGATTTAGCTTGTGGAGATAATAAGCGGGAAGGTTTTCAAGGGGTGGACGTTCATAAAACGCCAGCCGTGGATATTGTCGCCGATCTCTTCAAGCCGAAATGGCCTATTAAAAGCAACTCGGTGGATGAAGTTCACTGCAGCCACTTCATAGAACACCACCCAGATTTGTGCCTGTTTTGGTCAGAGCTTTATCGCATCATGAAGCCAGGCGGCACAGCTACAATCATCGCGCCTTACGGCAAGAATAACCGCGCGTGGCAAGATCCGACACATTGCCGGGCGATAGTAGAGGAATCGTTTTTCTACCTGGATAAGAATTTTAGGAAGATGAACAAACTTGATCATTACCTAGCCGATGTCGATTTTGAGTTCACGGTGGTCTATGTCGGCATAGATCCGATGTGGCAGAATAGAAGCGAAGAGGCCCGGAATTTTGCGATAAAACACCATTGGAACGTAGTAGCAGATTTACAAGCAACGCTTAAGAAACGATGACGCTTCTTTATTACTTAAGATCTTCTAATGGCAGCCAGCCAGCGAGCCCTTACGAGTGGGACAAAGATGATCTGTTTGAGAAGCGGAAGAAGAAAAAAGAGTCGTTAAGTAAGAAAAAGAAGCTTGAGAAAGAGAAGCTAGAGGCGTTTAGAAAAGAAGTTCAGGAGCTTGAAGCAAAGGCACTAGAGAAAGCAAGAAAGCGGAGGGATGAAGAGGATCTTCTTTTACTGTTAATGGACGAATTAGACGAGTTCGACGCATGAGCATAAGAACCAAAACATTCAATTACGGTAACGAGCACGAAGCAGAATGGCCGCCGAAGTACCCGCAAAAGCCGGGCGGCTTTGTGGGCTATTGGGATAAGGAAAGCCAGAGCTTTAAAGAAGGCTATCCACCGAGGCCGGAGAAGCACGGAGAGGCACCGATAGTGATATTTGATTCTATGCCTAAGACCTATCACGAAGGGGCTTGCAGGGAGATCGAATCACGCAAGGAGTGGGAGCTAGCAGACAAGCAGCACGGGTGCATTACGTTTGGCGATAAAGAACAGGCGAAGCCGAGAGTTGACGCAGCGAATGAGGCAAAGCGCAAAAAGCAGGAGCTTCGTCAGGCAAGCCTTACGGCGCTTAAGGCGTACCGAGAGAATCCCAAGGAGATTAGCCAAAGGCTTCAAAAAGAGGCCGAGGCGCAGCGGGAAGTAGCCGAGAAATCGGGGTTAGATAAACTTATCAAGGAAATAAAAATATGAGCGATAAAATCAGTGAAGCAACAATCGAGCGGCCAGCGCCGGAAGTAACAGCCGGGGAAGAGTCTAAATTTGATGGCATGAGCAACCGAGAGGCGCTAGAAAAGGCGCTTATTGAAAAGCGGGAAACTCCAGATGACGAGCCCAAACAAGCGGCGCCGACAGTTAAAGAGGTAAAGCAAGCAGTAGCCGATGAACCAGAGCCGCCAGCCGAATTTAGCGCAGCGGGTAAAAAAGCATGGCAGGAAAAGGATATTACCGGGATTCAAAAGGAGTTCAGGCGGATTCATGACGCTAGGACTCAGGAGCTTTCACGGGCTCAAACCGAGGAGCGCAAAGCTAGGGAAGAGGGGAAGACCTACCGGGAGCTTGCGAAAATGGCGGCGCCTTACATTGAAGCGCGGGGGCAGGACGGGGTTACGCCAGAAAAGGCTATAATGGAGGCTTTGGCGTTAATCAACGAATTTAAGAAAGGTGATCCGGCAACCGTAAAGGCAGAGCTTAAAAAAGTTGGAATTGACTTAGACAAGGCGCCGGGAACAACCGCAACCATCCCGGATGAGATAAAAGCGGAGATTGCTGGTTTACGATCTACCGTTGATTCTGTCATTAAAGAGAAAGAGGCTCAGAATTTCCAAAAAATCGTTCAAACATTTGACACGGTTTTTACGAAGCTAACCTCTGAAAAGACTCGAACGGGCGAAACCGTTTTCCCTGACCTGCTAGACAATAGCGAGAAAGGTAAACAGTTCGCTAGAGAGTTAGGATCTCTTACTCAAGACCAACGTTTCCAAGCGGGGGTTTTGCGCCGATTCCCTGATGCTGATCTAACGGTTGTAGTCCGAGAGGCTTACAAGTATTTAGGCGGCAAGGTATCTGGCGAACCAGTAAAAGTCTCCGAAAGCAATCAAAAACACATTGATAAATCGAGGCGAGCAGCGGCTTCTGCCCCTGGAAGGGTAGCGGTACGAAATGACTCCTCGAATCTAGTTGGCAAGCTTTCCAAAAGAGCGGCGCTAGCTAGAGCTTTAGAAGAATCACGGGAGCATTAAGTTAGATCTCCCGTGCTAAACGGGAGATTTTAACGTGACTGTAAGTGATATTTACGCAACAACTTGGGAATACCGAGAAAAGAAACCGGCTGATGCCGTGGCCGATAACATCCCGCTTTTGTGGAAAATGCGGAAAAGCGGCGGAATCAAGACAATTGCGGGTGGTCGGTTCATTTCAGAAAACATCCGCATAGCTCAAAACCAGTATGTACAGCTAATCGATCCGGATGAAGAGATCGCAATGGGGTACAATAATACCCTAGCCGATTTCCAGTTCACGCCGAAGATTATCGTTACTCCAACGGTCATTAACGAGCTTGAAATGGCGCAGAACCAAGGGGACGCGCAATTCCTTGACTTGCTAGATGAGCGGCAGGAAGTAGCGGATGCTTCGACTTGGAACGTCATGGAAGCGATGCTTCAGGGTGACGGCACTACATACGGCGGCAAAGCGTTCAGCGGTATCAGAGCATTTATCGTTGATACAACTACCTCCGGATCTGTAGGCGGCTTATCGCGCACTACATATTCAGCAATTCGAAATTCCTCTGTGAATTTAGCTTCGGTGTTCGGTTCGGCAACGGACGCGAGCAATATCGAGGCGCGATTGAGGTACACAAAAAACCTAATTGTGAGAGGCACGGACAAACCGGACCTAGCTCTTTTAGGTCAGACATACTTTAACGCCGGAGCGGATTCGTTCTCAGCGAAGCAGCGTTACACGGTCGATAAGGACATGTACGAAGCAAACTTTGATAACTACGTTATCGAAGGAATGACTGCAGTGTTGGCGGGTGGAAAGATCTTTTCGGGTCTATCGCACATCGCAGCGGATCGCGGTTATTTGCTGAATACCAAGACTTTCAATCTGAAAATGTATAAGGGCTACAACTTCCAGCCATTGAATAAGCGTACTTCGTTTAATCAGTTGGTTGAAGCAGCTCTTTTACTCGGAATTGGAAACTTAACGATCAATAACCCAGGTTTGAACGCCGTGGCTTTCGACTCGTAATTAGTAGGAGATTTTAAAAAATGACAGCTTTAGCAAAATATAACCTTACTAGTTCAGACGGCACCACAGCGGCGTTTGCGCTAGGGACTGAGATTAATGTTAAGGGGGCAACGTACCAGTATTTCAAGGCCGCCGGATCTATCGCAGCTTACTCACTTTGCACAGTGCAAAATGATTTTGATGCGGAAGAGGGAACCACTACAACGTCAGGCGCCAAGCCGACAGGTTGTTGCGTTCCTCAGTTTGCGGTTGCAGACCTTGAATATTTCTGGGCGCCGGTCGGACCTTTCGGCCCGTATCGTGAAGACGGAAGCACAACGTTTAAAGTTAACGCGGCGCTTAACTGTGCTGGTAGCGTGAAGCTTTACACAACTGGCACCGATGGCGTAGTTGACGATTCAGCAACGGATCTAATTGCTGGCTTGTTACTCACTGAGACAATCACAACTGCAGAAGCCGCCGATTGTATCGCGGTTCAACGGTTGGTCACAAACTGCCAGGATTAATGCCTAACTAACACCGGGGCGCTAGTTTAGGCCCCGTTTTTCATACAAGGATTGCATGGAAAGCGTAGAAACTTTTGGTTCTCCTCTTTTGCAGGATGTTCAGTTTAACCAAGATGGTTCGCTGAAACAGTCAGGCAAACAGAACGTTAAATTTTACAACAAAAAGCGCCTATCTTTCAGAGCTAAGAAAGATGTAGACGGCAATATCATCATCGATCCGAAGACCGGGCTTCCGTTTAAAGAAGCTTTTGAAGAGATCGTTGAAATGGTTCGCGTAGAAACGCGGGGCGATACGAACATCAAAGATGACGTAGCCGACGATTTTATCAAGCGGCAATTTTACCGGCAATATAAGTATTTTCGTGAAGGCAAGATTCCGGACGGGAATCCGATAGAAGACTTTGATTTTCTGCAGCCGCCTACGATCATGGAATTACACATGCTAGGGATTCATGTAATCCAGCAAGTAGCGGAGATGAGCGATCTTGAGTGTTCGCAGTTAAAAGATCAATCCGGCTTCGAGGTGCGAGACATTGCAGCGCAGTGGATTAAAATCAACTCGCCGAATGGTCAGGCAGTAAAAGCAAGCCGATTAGAGCTAGAAAACGCTCGATTAAAAAGAGAATTGGAGGAGTCCAAGGGGCGCCGGGTAACTATCCAGGAGCCAGATGTTCAACAGGAAAGTGTTCATGCGGAGCCAGAAGCGCCGCTTGCGACGATAGAGTTGACGCCGGAGCAAATGGCAAAAGGCGTTAGGAAGAGAAAAGTTTAAGAGGACTTAAAACAATGAAAAAGATTTTAGCGTTACTTTTAGCGGTTATCGTTGGGGTACAGACGGCAAGGGCCGATAGTTGTTCAACGGCACTGATGCCTATCTTTACCAACGCGCAGGCTACAAAGCTTTGCGCTACGTTCCCGATCTCAAGCGTAGCACTAGCTACGTTAAGGCCAGGGAGCGATAACGCTTTTGACCTTGGGGCTACCTCTTTTAGCTGGCGGTCGATTTACATCGGTACAAGCCGGATATCCTTAACGTCAGATATTTTAAGAGTTCGCCAGGATGCTAATAGGCTTTTCACTTGGGACGGGTCGAGTGACGCGGCGCTAACAGCAACTTTTGGCGATGGCGGGACGACCGCAACGCAGATACTTGTTTCTAGCGCAAGCACGGCTGACGCGGATGATGATTCAACATGGAGGCTTTGCGGCGGCGGTGCTTACGCATCCGATGGGTCAAGAGGTGCGTGTATCTCGTTACCAGGCGAAGAGGTGGCTGGCGGCGGAGATATCGCTTATGTAGCTGGCGCTTCTGATACCCATGTATTCTCGGCTGGCTCTACTCAGACGATGAGCATTTCAGCAACCGGACTAGTAACGACGGCAGCGGGGTTAACAAATACAACCGGCGCAACTACCAACTCGGCAGCGGCTGATTTTGTTGTCTCAACGTCAGGCGGTACGCTTTCACTCCAGGAAGCGACGGCGGGCGCAGCTTGTTCAGGGACATTAACAGCTAACGGGGCTACGCCTGTAGTTGTCAGCACCACATGCGCCACAACGGGATCTAGAGTGTTTTTATCTCGTACTAGCGCAGAAACAGGCACGGTTAATGCTTGGAAATCGGCACTGTCAAACGGCGTGAGTTTTTCGGTTACGTCAGAGGCCGCCGACACGGGGACTTATGACTGGCTTATCGTACACGAGGCGCCGTAATGAGAAGCGCGATTATTGTAGTCCTTTTATTTGCGGGGTGTTCTTTACAACCGAAGCCTGATCCAGTGGTGGAAATGAAGCTGGATCAGCATACGGTGATATTGAACGCGATCACAGCGTACATCGGCGATTTACAAGATAAGGGCGTATTGCCCAAACCGGAGCCTAAAGAAACATGAAATTAAGGGTAGCAATATCGCTCATCGCCGGGATGTTGTATCTCAGCGGCACGGCAAGCGCGCAAGTGGTGACAACGAAAACCATGGTTGTTGAAGCGGCGCCGGTTGTCGATACGAGTGCTTATGCAACCGGAGAGCTGATCGGCGGGAAGCTGACGCTTTCCAACGCTACGGCGATCAATGTTTTTAGCGGCATCATTAACAACGTTGTGATTATCGATAAAGACAAAGAAGCGGCGGACCTTGATGTTGTTTTTTTTGATACTGATCCGACAGCTACCACGTTCACGGACCAAGCCGCTTTCGATCCAGACGATGCGGATCTTTTGAATATTATTTGCACGGTCAGCGTGACTACAGATGTAGCGTTTAGCGATAACGGAATGAGTTACGCGAACAACGTAAACTGCCCGTTTAGGACTCCCGGAGTTAGTACGATTTATGCGGCTATCGTATCAAGAGGGACGCCGACATATACGAGCTCATCGGATTTGCTTCTTAGGGTCGGAATACTTCAGGATTAGAGGGATGGATGCTCAAGAAATGTTTAATCCTTCTATGTCTTCTAGGGCTCATAAGCCCTAAAGAATCTTTAGCGCGGCCAATCGGTCGCGGCTTCACTGGCGTTATATCAGGCGGCGGAGCGGCTAGTAATTCCGTGTTAGTGCCGTTTTGGTTTGATGGCGCTTCGGTTGGCAATTTTGACAATTCGGCAAATTGGCAAGAGCTATCGGGGATTGCGTCAGCGAATCTAGCCGGTAATGAAGCTTACCTGTGGGTGATTTCAGACTCTCCAGCAAACATGCTAGCGGCTGTTTCAAAGACAAACGCGAGCAATCAAGGCGTTTGGACGCTGCAAACGCCGCCATCGTATGTTGATTGGGAAGATATCGATTCGGCGATAGTCTCCGGAGTGCCTTACCTTTACATATTTGATTTCGGCAATAACGGGTCTGCCGCAGATTCTCGCGGCGCGGGTATCGATATGAGAATCTTCCGGGCTATCGAGCCGACTATCACAGGCGGCAATAGTCAGATTACGTCAGGCAATTACATTCAAATAGATGCGGCTTTCCCAGGCGGTAACCCTCCGGTATCGAGAGACACCGAAACGGCTTTTGTAGAATGGGACACGGGCAAAATCTGGATCATCATAAAGCGCGATGCAACACAGCTAGTTTATTCACTACCTCATGCAGCAAGTTACAGCGGTACGCAAACATTGACCTACGAAGGGACGATGACAGCTATTCCTAGCTCTACGACACAACCCCTTGGCGCAACTCTCACCTATGCGGTTGATGGAGCAATGAATCCAGCGGGGACTGAGATCTTAATCAAAGGCTACGACAAGATGTATTTTTTCCCGCGCAATAAAGCTACGCAAACGGTTATGCAAGCATTGCAGCAATCGCTTGTAGAAGTGCCGTCTTATGTCTCGGGTGGTCATGACACGCCCTATAAGAGCCACCCGAATGCAGAGCCTCAAGGCGAAGGACTTTGCTATTCTAAAGATGGGCGCGACCTTTATTCAAATTCTGAATATCTGGCTAGTGAAGGCGCGACAGCAGCGAGGTACCCGCTTTTTAAATACACGAGAGCAACGAAAACGCCGAACACCACGATCTTTCAAGATGGGCTGACAGTTGCCGGGGCGACGTATGCGGGGACGGCAAGCACAACCATTTGGGACACCAATCCAGCTACTAATTACGGGAATGATGCAACAAACGTTTTAGACAAAGCGATCGGCGTAGAAACAGACCAACGCAAAACGCTTTTAAAGTTTGACCTATCAGCAATTCCTACAACAGCAACGGTTATAGGTTGTCAGCTTGAATCATGGATCGCTGCAGAGGGGCAAGG